ATTCAGGGATTATTTCACAGAATGAAGCAAGGGTTGCTTTAGGTTTGGGGCGTATTGAAGGCGTTCCTGAACTTGATGAATATTCAAGAACAAGGGCAACAACGCAACAAAAAAGCGATAATTTAGAATAATTATAATTAATTTTTTAACTTAACACCAAATGAAAGAAGAAGTTCAGGATATTAAAAGCAAGCTTTCAAAAGCTTACGGGGTTAAGAATATTAATCTTGAAGTAAAGGATATTGATACAAACAGCCGTGAAGTTGTTTTTTATGCTTCGGCTTTTGATAGTATTGATTCAGACAACGACGTTATAAAAAAAGGTTCTTTTTCTAAATCTTTACAGGAAAGAGGGGCGCAAGCAACAGGGCGAAAAATAGCACATTTAAGGAATCACGATTTTGAACATCAAATTGGGTTACCTATTGAAATGATTGAAGATTCTTACGGGTTGAAAGTTGTTTCAAGGTTGGGGAAAAGCACAAAAGGAAATGATGCTTTACTTGATTATCAAGACGGGATTCTTCGCGAACATTCAATTGGGTTTAATTATGTTCAGGATAAAATTAAATTCGTTGAAGAATCAAGTGAAAAAGGTTTTTGGGAAATATCAGAAGTTAAACTTTGGGAAGTTTCAGGGGTTACTTTTGGAGCAAACGAGTTCACGCCCGTTTTAGACGTTGCAAAAGGTTTAAATACCAAATCAGAAATGATTGAAAAATTAAATCAATTAAACGAATCCTTTTTAAAAGCCATTAAAAACGGTAAAGGAACCGATGAAAGGCTTGAAAATATTGAAGCCCGATTTAAACAAATTTGTGAAATACAGAAAGCACTTGCTGAATTGAAGCCGTCTATTAAAGGCACTTTGAAAGAAGAAAGCCGTTCAAATTCTGATTCAAATAAAAACAATAATTTATTTTTAACATTTTAACATTTTAGAAAAAATGAAATTAACATTTAAAGATTTCCTATCAGGAAAGAAAATTGAAGAAACGGCTTTTAAGAGTTTAGAAGCTGAAGCAATGAGTGAATTATTAAATGAATTCAACGCTAAAAAACAAGAAGAATTAAATGAACTTATCGAAGCAAAAGCTTCAAAAGAAGATATTGATTCAATGAAAGAAGAACTTGCAGGAATTCACGCAAAGCAATACGACCAATTAAACGCTGTTTTAAAAGCGCAAGGGGTTATGTTGAAAAAACTTTCTGTGAAAGAAGTTGAAGAGCCAAAATCTTTCAAAGATTCTTTAAAATCAAACCTTGAAGGAAATCTTGAAGCTTTAAAAACTTTGAAAAATTCTTCTTCTTCTAATGACAACGTAAAGTTTGAAATTAAGGCGGTTGGTGATATGTCTATTGCGGGTAACACTACAGGACAAGTTCCACAGGCTTTGAGAATTGTTGGATTAAATGAAATACCTTCAAGAACTGTAAGGCTCTTAGATATCGTTTCAGGTGGTTCAATTTCTTCAAACTTAGTTGAATGGGTTTATCAAGCAAACCAAGAAGGAACAGCGGGTCAAACTGCTGAAGGTGCTGCAAAAAATCAAATTGATTTTGATTTAATCGTTGGTTCACAAAAAGTTGAAAAAACAACGGCTTTTGTAACTGTTACTGATGAAATGATTGATGACGTTGATTTTATGCAAACAGCGATTCAAAACGAATTAACAAAAGAATTGTTAAAAGCGGTTGAAGCTCAGGTTTACGGTGGTTCAGGGGTAAGCCCACAAATGAACGGAATTAAAACAGTTGCAACGGCTTTTGCTGGTGGTACTTTTACGGGTATTGTTGACAATGCAAACGAAGTTGACGTTTTAACGGTTGCAATGGATCAAATCATGTTAGCAAATCAAGACGCGCCTAACTATATTTTTATGAATCCTTCAGACGTTACCGCTTTAAAAATGGTAAAAGTTTCTTCAACGGATAAAAGATATGTTGAAAGGTTGGCAATGGTTGCGGGTGATTTAAGCCTTGACGGTACGCCAATTATTCCAACAACTTTAGTTACTGCGGGTGATTATTTAATTGGTGATTTCACAAAATCATTCGTTTTAAATAAACAAGCTGTTTCAATTGAAATAGGTTACAACGCAGACAACTTTGTTAAGAACTTCAAAACAATTCGTGCAGAATGGAGAGGGGTTACTTTTGTTAAGAACAACGACAGAACAGCATTTGTTACTGGTGTTTTTGCAACAGATAAAGCAGTTCTTGAAACGGCTTAATTAGTTTAGTAAATAATTTTAAAAGGGGGTTGACTTAATTGTTAACCCCTTTTTTAATATCTTACAATATGGAAAAGTTAAAAATCAAGATTTTAGACGGTTCGAAATTTGGAACTGATAAAATTGAAACAGGAAGCGTTTTAAATCTTCCTTTCAGAACAGCAAACGATTTAATTAAAAAAGGTTTTGCTGAAGAATTCAAAGCGCCCGTTAAAAAGGTTAAGAAAGCAACAGTTAAAAAATAAATAAATGTCACAATTTACAAGTATTTTATTACCTGAAGATTTTAAAACGGGTGAATTTAGAATTACGCAAAACACTTTTTCAAAAGATGACTTTAAAATATATATTGCGGACGTTCAAGAAGAAACTTTAAAACAATTGTTAGGGGTTGAATTATACCTTGCTTTTGGGGCTGAATTACCAAGCCCAACGCTTCAAAAATATATTGATTTATTAAACGGGGTTGTTTATACCCACGGAACAGAAAAAGTTGATTATACAGGATTAAAACGAATGTTGAAGGCGTTTACTTTCAACGCTTATGTAAACGATCAGGACGTTCAAAATACTATTATCGGGAACGTTTCAGGGCTTTCAAGGAATTCAGAAAATTTAACTGCAAACGCAACTTTAACCTATTCAGAAGAAAAAAATAATAAGGGCGTAAATTATTACAGGGAAGCGCAGAATTTTATTGAACGTGAAAACAACCAAAAAAGAACTTCAACGGCTGTTACTGATAATTTAGATAATACTTACACTGTTGCGGTTTCAGATACTACTTACATAGTTGCGGGGGATTCCTTCACAATTAACGGGGTTGAATATGTTTTTGATTCTGTTATAAGTGGAACTTCTTTTAATTTTACCGCCTTAACTGGGTTGAATTTATCAAATGAATCAATTATTCTTTACAATATATTTGCTATCTTTTCGGGAAAGCTGAAGAATAAATCTTTTTTTGGTGGAATGATTAGTTAAGTTATGGCAGTTTTCACAATACAACAAAACGGTGGAGCTTTAAAAGTTTCAAAAGACGGGGTTATTTTATCAACTCGAATTAATTTATTTGAACTTCAAATTGAAATTAGAAACAATACGCTTCTTTTTTTACCTGAAGGAACACGAATTGATTTTAACGTTGATACCGTAACGGGTTACGCAAACGCAGAAGCAGTTGCGGACCAAGTAGGAAATTTTATTTTTAATGCAAACACAGGCGTATAATGGCAAAAGTATTTTCAAGAACAGGGGGCTTTTTAAAATTTAAAGAAGGTTCTTTTGTTAAATATTACAATTTAAACGAAATTGAAATAACAGTAAGGGACAACAAAGTTAACTTTCCAGACGGAAACGGTTATTTGTTTTCAAGCGTTTCACCTACATTTGCAAGTAATGAAGTTTTTGCCGATCAAATTGGAACTTGGCAGGCCGAAGCGCAAGCGGGGGCTTCAGGTGGTGAAGATGTTAACGCGGTTCACGTAAACCAAGCAAACGAAATTGCAGGCGTTACTTCAAAAGCTACTCCAACAACAAACGATTTTTTATTAATTGAAGATGCTGCGAATAGTAACAATAAGAAAAAAATCACTATTGGTGACTTACCCGCAACTTCAGACGTTAACGCGGTTCACGTAAATATAGCGAATGAAATAACCGCAATAACTGAAAAAATAACTGTTGCAAATCAGGACGAATTTATTATTGAAGATTCTTCTTCTTCTTTTGTTAAAAAAAGCATAAAAAGAAAAACTTTAATAAGTCCGATTAACAACAATACAGAAACAGCGACAACTTTAACCCCAAACATTGACGAAAACCAACAGGAAAGCGTTAACGATTTGGCAACAGCTTTAACAATAGGCGCGCCAACGGGTACGGCTTCAACTGGTATGAAGTTAATTTTAAGAATTGCGGACAACGGAACAGCAAGGGCTTTAACTTTCAACGCTATTTACAGGGCGATAGGGGTAACTTTACCAACAACAACAACAGCAAGCAAAATTTTATATATTGGTTTAATTTACAGCGAACAGGGTACTAAGTGGGACGTTGTTGCAATTAAAGAAGAAGTTTAAAATGTACTATATTATTTCAAAAATAGAACTTGAAGGTTCTGATAGTTTAAAATATTCAGACTACGGAACAACAACTGATGAAAATATTGTTAATCAAATAAATGAAGATTACGATTCAACGCTTGGTGAGTTTTTAGGTGCAAACCGAACAAAATTAGAACTGGGAATTGTAAGCGTTTCAACTTTTTTTGAAACAACTTCTTTTGTATATGAAGCAAGAACTGAAGTTGATAATATTGAAGGTTTGAATGTTTTAAACATAACAGATTTAAACCAATTGTAAAAAATGGGAATAGCAATAAAAGGAAATGTTTTAAACGCGAACCCAACGCCTGCAAATAGCTTTTACCAATTTACGCACAACCAAAACGCGGGCGCAAATGGTTTGCTTGTTATTCAGTTGACAATGTCAAACGCGCGAACATATACGGGGTGCAGTTACGGGGGCGTTTCAATGACACAATTATACCAAATTAACAGGGGTGGATTAAGTCAAAGAATGGCTTTCTTTTATTTAGAAAACCCGCCAACTGGAAACAATACGTTAAGAATAAACTTTAATGGTTCTGTGTGGAATCCGATATCAATACATTCAAGGTCCTTCACAGGTTCGGGGGGAATTGGAAACAATGGAAACACAGGCGGGCAATCAACGCCAAACACGCAAAGTTTAAGCTTTTCGGCTGATTCGTTTATTATGGGAACGGCTTGTTCAGTTAACGCAATTTTAACAATACAAATACCGCAAGGATCAAACCGAACTTTTGCAACCCATAACACAAACAGGCAAGTGGGTACAGGTGCAATTTCAGTAGGTACTGGGGCGGTTGCGGGTTCTTATAATATAAGAACTTCTTCAACTTTTGGCAGTCTTACAAATGATAGAGTTGAAATATTGGGATTGAGCGCACCTGTTGAAGATACTGGAGCAGATTTCTTTTTCTTAATGTAAAAACAAACTACTTTAATAAGTAATAAAATGGCACGAATAACAGTTGAAACACTAATTAAAAACGTAGTTGATAAGCTTAGAGCAAGCCGAACGGCTGCAATTTCTTCAGTTGTTCAAAATGGCAACGAATATACTTTAAACACTTTAAAAACCTTTGATATTGAAAAGGGTAATTTTATAAGCGTTTTAGGTTTTTCGGTTTACGTTGTTGAAGTTGTTGAAAACGTATCAATAAAAGTTGAAACAAGCAACGACTTAACAACCGCAGTTGAATGGGAAGCTTTACAGCCTTATTTTTACTATGGTGATCCTATTGATATGAACAACGAAATTACAGCGGGAAGCAACGACCAAGATACAAAATACCCCGCTGTTATAATGTTCGAGGTGAAAAGAAGCAAGTATTCAATACAAAGAAGTGATTTAATAGATTTTACACCGCGTTTAAGGCTGTTCTTTATGGACCAAGCAAACT